CTGGTATATTGCAGCGGACCAGACATCGCCAAGACACCATTTGTGACGTTTAGAAGCGTATAGGCGACGCTATTCGTCAGATTTGGCGCACTGCTGAACACCATCGCACCCGTCCCAGTCTCGTCACCCACAATCCCGGCAACCTCGCTGGACGTGTCGATCTCGGTGGATAGGATCACGTCCGACGCCAGCTTAGAGGATGCGATGTTGGCTGACGGGTCAATCTGCGCGTTCGCCAAGTTGGTCGGGTAGACCGCGATGTTCGTCACCGCAGACGCAACCCGGATCAAAGCCGTGCTGCTGTCTTGGAAGTTGGGAGCGGCAACCAGTGAGCCGTTGATGTAGACGTTGCTGGCATTGGTGCCGCCACCAGACGCGCTCAACGTGGTCCCGTCAAAGGATAGGTTGCTTCCGATGGTCACAGCCGCCAACGCCTTGTTGGCGTCAGTCCGCAACAGGCTGGACGCGGCGACGTTACTCACAGTCACGCTGTTTAGCTGTGCCGTCGTGGCCTGAAGCGGGATGGCGCTGTCAATGGTGAACCTAGTCTGGCCAAGGAAGTAATCTGTGGTCGGAGTCCCATCTGCGTCACCCAATGCGCGGAAGTAGGCAATGTCAGCGTCGGCACCGTCGTTGTGTTCAAGCTGGATGAACGATGTCGCGTTGACTGTGTCGGCGTCGGTGTTCTGGATCTTGAGCACGGCCTGCCCAAGCGAATCCAGCGTGCTTGTAATCGTCGTCCGCCATCCGCCCTGATTGATGGTCACGTTCGCGGTCGGGTCGGTGATTTGGTTAAAAGGGATTGCCGTCGCGTCAACGAACGCCATTGCCTTCTCCGTGGAAGTGCCGGAATCGCTAATGTTGCCGGAAGTGTTGGACACACCCACGTTGTCGCGCAGGCTGGCTCCGACCACGCCGGAATCAATGAGCACACCATAAGTGCCTGCCTTGGTAATCAGGTTGTCGGCAACGTAAATGTTTGTTCCGCTGGCGCCGGCCTTGGTGATCTGGATACCGGCACCGGTTGCGTTGGTGATGTAGTTGCCGAGGATCTGAACCTGGCTCGATGCGACCCAGATTCCAGGGTTCGCGGCGCTGGTGGTGTCGATGTAGTTGTTGCGGATCTGGATGCCGTAGACGCCGTTGGTAGCGGAATCGTACGCCTGAATAGCCCGCTGGCCCACGTCAACGATCTTGTTCGCCTCGATCAGTGAATCCCAGATTTTGCCATACCCTGGCGACAACTGGATGCCGCCGCCACCGGGCATGTAGCGGATTGAGTTGGCCGCGATCTGGTAACGGTAGCCGCCAAGGATGCTGATGCCGAACGGGTGGGTCGGAATCTGCGGGTAGATGTCGGACGATGGCCCGAACACCTCGTTGGCGACGATCAGATTGTCAGCAAAGGAAGTAACGTTCCCGATGGTAGGAATGAACACAATGGCCTCACCCCAGCAGCCAAAGAAGTTGTTTCCGATGATCCGGTTGCGCGCGGGAATCTTAGGCGACGCACTGCTCTCCAGCTCTATCCCACGGAATACGTTGCTGAACGTGTTGCCGGCAAAGAACTGGTCATTGCCACCGACCGCGATGCCGGCGCCGTCTGCCGTGAGCGTGGGGACATTGGTGCTGCCGCCGTTCAGGAACTTGTTGTTGATGTAGTTATTCCAACCCACACCGGAACCGCAAAGGCTGACGATGCCGTGGTTGCCGAAGTTCTTGAACACGCAGTCCTGGACGGTGACGTTGTGCGCCCCGTCCTCGATGCGGACCAGGCCGAATAGCACGCCATCTGTGGCACCGTGCATTCCGGGCCCTTCAAACTGGATGCCCTCGATGCGGACATGGCTGGAGTTGGTGCCGACCTTCAGCGTGGTGGTGTGGTTGGCTGCTCGCAGGATAGCGCCATATCCACTGATAACCACGTTTGTCTTGCCACTGAGAAGGACATACTGGTTGCCAGGATAGGTCGCACCTTTGCTCGGCCCGGTGAAACTGTAGGTGCCAGGGTTGATCTGTAACCGGTCGCCAGACTGAAGCGCGTTGAATGCGTTGCTGACGGTTAGGAACGGAAGGTCTTGCCGTCCTCTGGTTCCGGTGGAATCGTTGCCGCTCGTAGCGTCAACAAACACCGTGTTGGCAACCGGAATGTTCGTGGCGCCACCTCCAGCACCACCAGAAGCAGCTATGACCAGTTCGTTCCCGTTGGTGGAAAGGGTGACGTTGCTGCCGGCTGTGATGACCTTGCCGGCCTTGTAAACGGAACTGGTCTGCCCCCAGAACAACACCTGCGCGTTAGTGAACGCGGTGTAAATCTCGGTGAAGTTGGTGTTGATCTTCTGCATCGACGTGCGCAGGGTGTCCCCCGTGCCGTCGTTTGCAGTGGTCCCGGTGTTGACAACTAGCTGTGCGCCCCATGCCGGAGCGCACACCAGCAGGAGCGCCAGCAGGTGTCTAAGCATGATTAAGTGGCAGGGTCGCCGGCGTCAGTAACCGTCACCTCCACGTCACAGGCGGCGGTGTTGGCCTGGAGCCGCAGCTTGGGATAGCCGGCAGTTTGAAGCGTTGCGCGGAACGGCCCGAAAGGTTCGCCGGGACGCATCCGCCCCACGGTCACGTCAGTCGGCGTGCCGTCCTTCCGGCAGATAACGTCCACATAGTTGGTGGCGTCACGGTTATACAGCAGAACGAGGTATTCCTTTGTCAGATCCACGTCACCAGTGGACAAGTCCTCCGCGCTCGTTCCGACGTCCTGAATGGTGTAATGCAACTTCTCAGACGTGGTCGACATCGTCTGCGTTTTGGTGCTGGTTTTCTGCGTGACGCTGGCTGAGTTCTTGGTAACGGTCAGCTTCGCGGTAAAGGAAATTTCGTTGGCCATAGGTCTTCCTAGATATTGGCTGAATTTCAGGAAAACGGGACGAGCCGGTTCAGGAACTCCCTCCGCGCCTCACACCGACAGTTTCTCAACGCCTCCTTAACCCACTGTGGACCGTGCTTTAGTGCCTGTCGCTTAATCGGTTCCGCCACCTCAGCCACTACGTCACCCAGTCCACGGATGCGCCTCGGCTTGGGTTGCCGTGGCTGGAAACGGGCGTTCCTTGTAACCGGCATCCTCACACTAGCGGCACCTCCACGTAAGCGATGGATCCAGTCAGCAGGTCGAGGGTGCGGTCGGAGCTGGTGCCGCCTGCGTTGCAGACAGTCCCGTTCGGTGATCCAGCGGCGTGCCCGACACCGTAGTCGGCGGTTAACAGGGCCGGCGCGACGAGGGTTCCGGAGTTGATGATTACGCAGTCCGTGCTGGTGATTACGTCGTCCAGCGTCCAGCGGTAATAGTCGGTTCCGACGTGCCAGTGGTCTGCGGTGCCGCTGCATGAATCCCCGCTGCCCGCCGTGACAGCTTCCCTGAAATCCCGGTTTTGGTTGTCCGTCTGTGTGGCCACGAACCCGGTAAACAGGTTATCCACTAGGTCTTGGATATGGCTCGGGACGGCGTTGGCAAAGGCGGTGTCTATACTGACCTTGTATTCCACGTCCACCCTGTCGCCGGCCAGCTTTGACGGGCAGGCGTCGGCAATGGTGGACTTGCTGGCGCTAACTGATGTCCAAGTTGACCATGAGCTGTATGAAGGCGAGCCCACTGCGTCCACCGGCCCGGCACTATCGCGGATGGCGGCATAAAAGCTGGAGGTGCTGCACCCACTGGAACCGTCCGTATCGGTGAACGACTCCTCCCGGTACGTGCGCGGATAGGTAACTGTGCGGTAATCGAACGTCACCGGCACCTCTAGCCGCGCCTTGGTTAACAGGTTGACGGCACTGGATAGACGGTTGAAAACGTCCGCATACATCTTCGTGTTCGGCAGCGGACCAAAGCCGGCGGGTTCATCAGACCTGTCTGTCAGGCTGAACGCACCGACCGATGTGCCGCCGAACGCCTCAAAGCACAGATTCTCGAAAGTGTAATCGAACAGGCCGCCGGTCCCAGAGTCGCAGATGATGTCCAGGCTTGTCGTGCCGTCCACGTAGCCCTCGCACATCGCTTTCAGGTAGGTTTCCATCTGCTGGAACGACCGAACCGTGCAGCGCGTGTCAGTGGTCTGCTGCGTGTTGTTACCGTCCTCGTAGGGTTCCGGCACCAGTTTGACGAAGAAGAATGTCGGGAAGCAGGATCCCCACGGGTTGTCAGCCAGGCCGAACACGCCGGATCCCGTGCCGGCGTCGCCAGTCTTTTGCGTGCAGTTCTCGTTGTTGTCGTAGTTCCAGAGCGCGTATTCCCTCACCGCGTTGTCGTCGGTGCGGTAGTCCTCCAGACCGAGGTTGTCCTTTTCGGTGGTGTCCCAGTTGGCAACGGTTCTGTCAACCGTAGCGGGTGCGTCCGGGTGACTTCGCAGCCTCTCCGTGAGTGTGACCTTAACCACTGCATCTGCGCCAAAACGGTCCACGGTGCAGGATTCGACAACGTATGGCTTTTCATAGATTCGGCAGGATGAATAGAAGTCTGCGGATCCATACAGGCGGTTTGTGTCGTCAACATAGTTGTACCCGGTCGGCGCCTCGGGTGACACCATGACGGCCTGTAGTTGCAGGTCGTTCAGGGTCGGGTTGTAATCTCCGTCCAGTTCGGTGCTGTGATTGTACGCCATGAACCGGCGCACCTCGTCGTCGGCTGTGGCGCTGTAAAAGTGGCAGCGGTTGTTGAACGCGAAATAATCCGAATATGCTTCCGGCTTCCAGATGCTGGTCGGGCTCAGATGGTAGCACTTGGTTTCCAGAAACATGACCCACTCGTTGCTATATCCCTTCTTCCTAGCTGCCGTTCGGATGCCGTCGTAGACATAGACTAGCGCGTCGCCGTTGGTCTGGTATTCCGTCTCTGTGGTGACTGTAAACGTGTCACCATTGGTCAGCCAGTTGCCGTCATAGACGATGGTACCGGTGCCGTCCGTGGACTGCACCACGTAGGTCTCGCCAACCTCCAGCTCACCAGAGGCTACCGGATCAATAGGTGGCGCGATGCCGTCGAACATATCGGCCCGCGCCCGATCCATCCCGTAGGCGTATCGCTTGAAATACAGGACCGTCTTACCACCTGTCACCTCGACGGAATCAAAGTTGTTGCGGCGGATCAGCCGGAACTGTTCCCGGCACATTCGCCTGGCAGCCTGATACACGGGGTTATCCGTCACCCATTCCAGAATGGTGCGTGGACCCTCGGCGCCGGATCTGTTGACCAGACAGCCATAGTAAAGGTAATCATCCGTGATCTGCTTGGCGGTGGTGTAGTCCACACCCGAACCGTCCACGCCACCGTTAAACGCATCGCCACCAGCCGTGGCCGCGAACCGGCAGAGCAGGTAAGCGTCCCAATACTGCGGACGGTATCCATACAGCTCCGAAATCTCGACGCGGATATAACCTGTCCCGTCGTCAAAGCTGGCCCGACTGTTCAGACCAACCTTGACGTTGTATTCGCCGCCGTTCCTAACCGTTGCCAACGCTTCCGCAAACCCGTCAGCGTCCGGTGTCAACGTCAACGTCTCGATGGCTGTGGTGCCGTTGTAGACTGTCAGCGTGACAGGTGCCGACAGCTTCTCGGCCTTGGCGTAGATGCCGCCCAGCACAAAGTCCTCGGCAATCTGGTATCCGGTGCCGCCCGTGTTCCAGCTACCGAACCCAGGATCAACGGTTGGCCCCTGGAACGTAACGCTTGGGTAATCCAGAATGATCTCATTCCCAACCTGTGAACCTTTGGCTGGGGATAGCTGGTGCTGACTGGTAAAGAACGCCTGGAAGTCTGCCGCAAGCGTCTCGATCCTGTAGGTGTCGGGATCCCGTTGGGCAGAAGTCCCGCAGAACTCGGATACGAACGCATGGACGGCCCGGTGCAGTTGCTGGCCGTCCGCGTGGGCAAGGTAACCCTGTCCGGTGTATGGCCCTTCAAGCCAGTCTGCCGTCCTTAGCACCTCGACATCGACGCCGCCGGCACCGTCGTTTACATACACGTAGTAAGCAAACGGGTACCGCGCGATTGCCAGAACGTGGCCGGACGCACTGTCGGCAGTCCAATCTGGGCACGACCCTGGATAGGTAACGACCTGCGGCGTACCGGATGCCGTGCCGTAGCTGCCGCCGTAGGTCACGTCGTCACGCAGCGCCGTGAACTTGATCTGGTATGATGGCACTCCAGCGCCCAAGTCGGGATCAGATCCGCAGCCTCCACCAGAAGCGCAGTCGCAGTTGTTGCTAAGTATCGTCGGCGTCGGAAAGAACCCACCGTAGCTTTTGCCGTGGGGTGACCAGTAGGGCTGCGAGATCCTGAAAAACGACGTTGCCGCGTCCCATGCCGGCGTCACCTGACCGCCCGTGCTGGGGTCATACCCGCCGCGCTGATGCTTGCCCAGCTCCCACCAGTCGCCAAGAGTTGTCGGAGTCGACCCCAACGACCACGACACATCGTCAGCTAGGCGGATGTCCTCCGAGTCCAGATCCGGCGCCACGCCGAACACGAACTGCATCATCGGGTTGGCAAGATTGGCGCCCTCGTATTCGCCCGGGCCCGTAACCGGCCACGTTATCTGCGGGTCGTTCTCCGGTGCCAGGTGCTGGTAAAGGTCGAAGAACTCGGCCTGTGTCGGGAACACCCACCCACCCTGCGCCGGATTGCGGACCTGCCGGAAAAGGTTGACATTGTAATACGCGATCCGCCACGCACCGTCAGCCACGCCGGACTTGATGCGGTCATTGAACGCCCGCGCCAGCAGCGAGAACTGCTCCGACGTGATGCGGTCGCCGGCCTCAACGGTCGGCGCGGTGGTGAAGGTCAGGCCCATCGAGCGGTTCCGTCTCCATTGCTGGTGCCGGAGCCCGCCGATCTTGACTTCCTGGTTGTGCCGATGCCGGTGTGGCTGAAGTATTCATCATCGGCGCCAGGTCTTGGCTGCAGGCTCTCAACGCATTCAATCAGTGCGTTCACAGTTCTGAAGACCATTCGGAACCCTTTAGCCAAGGATCCTGTCCCGGTCACCTCTGGTAGCTTTTGTGGAACTGGCGTTGGCATCAGATCACGTTGTAGACGTCGGTTGACCAGGCGGAATAGACCCATTCCCTTGTCTCTTCGACCTTGCCGTAGTAGTTGATCGTGGAATGATCCTTCCTCAACTTCCACGCCCACTGCGTCCCGTCCGGTGTCTGGTCAGATGAAGGTTCGTCTGGCAGCTGCGCCTGAATCACAGCAGGCACATCGAACGTCGAGATCAGGCTATTCGTTGTATACACAACCGGGATTGCGTCCAGCTTCATCCTGGTTGGATAGCCGATGCTGAACGAGCGAACCCGGCTGATCACGCACCGTTCGGTCTCAAACGACTCGAGCCCGCGCACCATCAGCTTGTAGAGGCGCAGCTTTGCTGCAGACCATGGTGCTGGAGAAGTCTCAAAATACGTTGGCGGAACAGGCCCTTCTGTGTATTCCTCGTAAGTCACCGAGTTCCCACTGTTGTCCTGTGATGTCGGTATCTTACCGTTCAATGCGTTCTCGATGTCGCGCCGGATCGCGGCCAGGTTGTCCATGGCACTCACTGCCGTGTTCATGTTCTTGGCCAGCGAATGCACATTAGGATGCGCCCAGATTGGCTCGAGGTAGTAGTCCCTCGATATATCCCACTTGTCTACCGGCGTCTCGGAACCAGACCCGTCGTTGGTTTCGGTTGCAAACGTGACAACCAGGGTCCATGTGCCGCCGTCATTGGACATCTCGGTGCGGTTGCCAGACAACGAGAACGCGCTGGCTAGGGCGTTTAGTCCGGTCTCGGTTCCTTTGTAGGTCTCTCGCAGCTCTGGGCCGCGCACCGGGTCATAGACCAGCGAGCTGCCGACTTTTAGTGTGGCTTCACCTACAAGGGTGCTCATAGGTTGATCTTTAGAGACTCCGTGTTCTTGGTGATGCGCTGCAGCTCGCGAAGCTGCTTGCTCTGAACACCATTAGGGCCGGCGTCGAACTGGCTGAACCCGCCGATTGCGGCAAGCTCGCCGGCACCGCGAACGGCGCCGGTCAAAAGGATCTTAGCATCCTCTTTGGCCTGCCCGCGACTCTTATCCTTCTCTTCCGGCTTCATCTTCTCCTCGACAGCCTTTGCTGTCTCCTCTTCTTCCTTTTGCTTGTCCTCGAGCACCGCGTCAACCTCCCTATACATTGCCTCGAGCCCGCCGGCACTAAATGCACCCCACATCCTAGAAATCAACTCAACACCATCGATGAACGGTTTGACAACGTATCTGTAAATCCAATCAACAACCGAGACCATCGCCTTCTTTAGGCGCATCCCGGTCTGCTCGATCATGTTGTTGACCTCAACGATTCTCTTGATCTCCTCCTCTGAGATGTTGATTCCAACCTTGTCGAACTTCTCCCTGATTTCGTCTGCGGTGTCACCTAGCTGCGTCACCATTGTCAGCATGGACCGGATTCCGATGCCGCCGACCAGTGTGCTGATGCCTGACCCGATCTTGCCGCGTGCCCTGACAACGCGGGTTTCCGCCTGTCCCATCGCAGAATGGAACGGGCGCGTGTCCATGCCGAACACGCCCATCAGACGCAGCAGGGCCATTAGTTGTTCCTCCCCTGTGCCGCCAGCCACAGCTGCTCATCGTCCTCCGTCCACAGCTCTGCGCGGCCCTCCATTTCCATGTAGGCAATGTAAATGGCGCACAGCTCTTTCACCGGGGCGTCCAACACCTCGTCATAAGACATCCCAAAGTACGCCATTCCGGCGGCAAGTAACCGCACAGGTGACGGCGACTCGACAGTCCTTGCAGTCTGCGGGTCGTGCTTGGTCTGCGGGATGTATAGCCCGTCCGTGATGTAGTCATTGAACGCGGCCAGGTGGTCAAGATACTTCATCCGCTTAACACGCGACCACCAGAACCTGCAGAACAGCCTTGCCCACCACTTGTTCTTGTCGCGCTCACTGTCGCGCCACGGCTGTGAACAGTAGAACACGGCTTGCAACAGCTCTGCTGGCCCGGCAGAGGCGAATGGCGGCAGATCAGATCGAAACAGGTGAAGCAGGTGCCCAACCGTCAATGGCTGTAGCTCGAGCCCAAACACCCTGGTCTCAGGACGGATAAACGCCCGCTGGAAGTCTGACCTCATTAGGTCGTGATGCCGGTCGTGTCGGTGATTCCGTAATAACGCTTGAGCGGCAAAGTCATTGTCCACTTCTCAGAGTTGGACAGGTTGATCTTCCCGCCGCCCTCATAGACCCAAGGCTGAGTGTTGCTGCCGTTTGTGTTCAGTGCGTCAGAGAACGGTCCACTTGCAACAATCGGAAGTCCACCGATGGACACTCCAGTCAGCGTGGCCGGAAGATTGCAGGCCACCTTGGCTCCGGCTTGCGTCGTCGCCTCTGGGATCATGTTGAACTCGCACGCCAAGCTGTCCCCGTGCGCGATGAGGCTGGTTACCTCTCCGTCTAGTCCCTTGATCTTGTCCACCTCGGATTCGTGGGACAGGCTGCCACCTGTCGAGTTGCCGCCGATAGTGACGCCGGCAATGGTCTTGCAGACGAAAGTCCCGAGCCCAAAAACGTGAGCTTTTGCGATTTGTGTTGCCATAGTGTGTGGTAGTTAACGGTTATCAACTGATGTCAGCCGGAGCACAGAATGCGGTCAGACCTGTGGTCATCTGCCAGTTCCTGCCATCCACGCTCCAACCTTGGGTGCCTGGGACGACGTGGAAGCATGTGAACCCCGACAACGATGAACTGAGCAGTGACGGCAAGTCCGTGTCGGCAAGTGCGTCTGACAGCTCGCCGGCCATGGTTCGGAACTCTGCTGACGTGTTGTCATCTCCGCTCACGGTAAGGACAACCATCAGCTCGCACTCCCAGTTGTTGGCTGGCCATGCGTATTGGTTTGCCGACTGGCAGGCGCACTCGATGCGAGGAAGATCCTTGATCACCTCGGTCGTTTCGTTCTCGAGCGCGATCTCGTTGTATATCCCCTCGTAGATGTTGGTTGACGGCACGGTAAGAGTGAGCGTACGCAGATATTCCGCGGCTGCCCTTTCGCACAGTGCTGTGATCTCACTGCTCATACACCAAACGACGACAGCTCGGCCTTTCTGGCGTTGTAGCGGTTGGCACGACGCTGAAACTCGCGCTCAACGGCTCGCAACAGCTTGCCTGCACGCTCGGCCAGTGCGGCGTTAAACACGCTGATGATCATCTGCCGAGCCCAGCCACTGTTGTCGCGCAGAATGGACGCCCTGATGTTCCACTCCATAGTAGCCGTTGCCGTGGATTGCGTGCTTGATCCCCTGGCAACTTGAGATCCACCGAAAGACCTGGATTGACCCCACCTGCTAATGCCCTTGGATAGGATCGCGTATCCGCCTCTCCGCTTGTATTTGGCCACGTTACGGAACCCGTCCAGAGACATCAGGATTGGTATGACAACAGACCCGACAGATCGGGCGGCTCCACCTGCCAGTTTGCCGGCTGCCTTGGCCATCTTCTTGCCCCACAACCCCGGCTTGCCCTGCGCCCGCTGCCTGGCTTGAACGATCAGGTTGGCGCGATGCAGCTGCTGACCGTATCCATTCGATGTCCGGCGCGTTCTTCCGTAGTGCCTGAACTTGCCAAGATCCTTGACTCGGCTCGGCCTGACGCGCGGCGTCTGGAACTTGATCTCACTCTCGCCGGTCCTCTTGTTGACGACGGTCTTCCCGATCTTGATGGCACCAGACGCACGCAACCCGATCCTGTTGCCCTCGTCGGTGCGCTTCATCCTGATGTTGTAGGCCAACACCTGCCACATGTAGGCCCTAACAGCCGCTCGCCGGGCATCGTATCCGCCTTTATACCGGGACCAATAGGTGGCGGCGTTATCCAGAACGTCGTGTGCGTTCTGGTTGTTCATGTCGGCAACGTCGATGCGGAAATAGGACATGTATTCCTTCGTAGCCCGAAGGAACTCATTCGTGTTCAGATGGATGGTCGGAGTCATTGCTTGGAGTCGGCCAGATCCAGTTCGTAATGGCTGCGCGGCCCAGACTCGCGGCATCCCACCACCCTGTAGACCTTCCCCCGGAACGTGCATTTCCGTCCCGTCACCGGCACGACCATGTCGTTGTCGCTGGTGTAGAGGATGGAATCCACAGTAACCAAGGTCGTGTCCACCGTGAGCCAGTGACTTTTCCTGACGTAAAGCGTGAGCTGGACGCTGTATTCAAACCCGCCAACGGACAGGACCGTCCCGTAACGCAGCGACGATGGAACGCAGTCAACCTCGGCGCCCTTCCACGTAAACGTCGGAGTCCCCATGACCCACTCAAGGTCTTGGAGTCCAAGCGTTAAGTCTTTGACGGCGACGGATTCAGGCACAAAGTGGCCGAGTTTAGGGGTCGGCTTTACCCCTCTCTAATTGGCTGAATTTCAGCTTAGTGGGGGCGCCTCGGTGTGTTTGCTCGAGTGCCGGTAATAGTGCAGCACCTCTGGGATGTGGTGCTCCTCGAGGCACTTCATCCGGCACAAAGACTCTGCCCAAGACCAGTCCTCCCCATAGTTGGTCGCCGGGAACTTGGACTGGATCGCGTAATCCCGGCGCCAGGCGCAGATGTGCCAGGCCGACCGTTTGGTGACTCCACCCGGGATGAATGGACCGTTGTCGTTGGCCAGCTTGAACTCAACCGTGCTCACCAAATCATCGACACTGGCTTCCTGACGAAAAGTCACCACGGCTGCGCCCGTGGCGATGCCGGCCAGAATCCTGTCGATGTAGTTCGGCGCAACCCAGTCGTCGTCGTCACAAAAGGCCACGTATCTACCCCGGCTGGCACGCAGCAGAGCGTCACGCTTCTCTCCAACCGTTCTGCGCTTGTTGTCCACGAACACAAGGTGCTCGACGGGGCGGTCTCCAATCTGCCGGCACAGCTCGCCCATAAGGTCGCGAAGCTGTTCCCAGCGAGACGGCACAGCCGGGGTGAGGACTGATAAAATGATGTCTTGTGCGCTCATTATGTGTTCAGGTTTTCTGCGATCCAGACCACGTCGAAGATCCTCGCCTTCCCGCCGAGAACTTCTCTGACAGCCTTCCGAACCGGCTCATGCTGGGCGTCGTGTCCAGACATGGTTCCGCCGGTCTTAATCTTGGGAAGCCATGCGGCCACGTCCTTTTTGACGCTGTCGTAGTCGTGGGAGGCGTCGATGAAGCAGAACGCCACCGACTTGTCCTCCAGCCTCGATGCCGCAGCAGCGCTATCGCTCTCGATGATCTCGACCATGTCGTCCACCTCGCACCGCTTCAGGTTGGCCTCGAATGCCGCACGGATGCTTCCGCCATGGCTGGCCACGGTGTTCATGTGCTCCTCGACTCCAGGATCACCCTTGAACGTGTCGACGGCGTAGATCTTCACCTTCTTGCCCATCTGCTTCAGGCGTTGCGCCATGTAGATCAGCGAGCGCCCCTGCCACACGCCGATCTCAACAATGGAGTCTCCGTCCTTCAGTAACTGGGACTGGCGCCAATACAGCGGATAGTAGTTGAACCAGCCGTGGCAAGCGGACCAGTCCTTGCCATCCCGCAACCGCTGCAGGATCTTGGCTCCGTCCTCGTAACGCTCGGGCGCGTTCTGTTTCACGTAGGTCTCGTCCCACTTGCCGTGCAGGATCGGGTGATCATGCTGGAACACGATGTCCCGGGCCTCGATGACGCACCCTCGCTTGTATGCCTGGTCCGTAAACCAGTTGTCCGAATACATGGACTTGAAGTCCGGGTGCAGCAGCAGGTAGTCGCGCTGCCAATACTTCCTTGTGCAGATCGCCATGCACATCAGCTTGTCGGCGCGCAGACCGTCGCTGACAGCCAGCACCGCCTCCTTGTTCAAGTCGCCAATGCGGTCGCAGATTAGGTTGTCCCACTGTGCCGGCGGAACAAAGTCGTCGGACATCTGAACCAGAACCTGGCCGGACGACATCCCAGCCCCGACGTTCCACGCCATCACACACCCGGCGTCAGGATAAGGCACCATGACATGGTGCATCCGGCGCAGCGGGTAAGATTCCTTATCATCCGCATCGATGCAGAAGATGTGCTCTATCCGCTCCGGCTGCGCTGCCATGTCCAGCCACAGCTTCCTGGCGATGGCGGCACGCTGCGGCCTACCGCGTGTGGCGTGTATGAGCGTAATCCTAGCGCCACCCGCTTCCGCCAAGGTTGCCTTCCTGATGTCCTCGGCAGCCTCAAAGGCCCCGTTGCAGCGCAGGGCCTGGCAGTAGATGTCGTTTCCAAGCCAACCATAGGCGCCGGCACGCTCGTTCCAGTCCCCGTTATTGGGCCGGATCGTCGCCATCATCTGCCGCGCATAGGCCAGTGCAGCTCGAGGGGTCCCGTAGTCCATCTCATGGTGCGCGAGAAGCCCCAACGCCTCGCGCCTCTCCGGGTCTGCGGCGTAGGCTTGGTGGAGCAGTGCGGCGCGGGTGTTTGGCTCTTCCGAGATCCGCGCCAGGTTCATGTAGATCTCGTATTTCTCCGGCTTCCCAAGCGTCGGGTCAGCCAGTGCCTTCTTGCACGCCTCGAGGCTCTCAGTCTCCTTGCCGATGGCGGCAAGCTCTCCGGCCATGTGATACCATTGCCCCCCGGTCATCTGATCCTCTGGAATGGACCGCAGGATCCTCAGATTGCGCGAATGACTGTCCCCCTTGCCGCCAGAGTAAGGCAGGTGCGTGATCACAACCCTGTCATCCATGGTTGCTGTCGGGTTCTTGACGTGGAACTCGAAGCACTCATGCACTGGGTTCTTCCAATACCCGGACGACTTGAGCATCATGCGCTCCCTCGGAACACTGACTCCGCGCCCGAAAATCTTGTAGGGGAACACGTAGGCCGCGAACTCGGCTCGGTCTAGCAGGTCGCGAACAACGTCGGCTCCGGCCTCGAGAACGTCGTCCGAGTCGCACCACATGCAGTAGTCGTTGGTGGCCATGTCGAACGACTTCTGTCGTGCCGCAGCAAAGCTATCCACATGGGGCCAATCGGAGTGTTCCGGCGCGTTGAAATACTCCCCAGTGATGGCACCGAACTTGTCCCTGGCGATGTCCAGCGTCTTGTCGGGTTTCTGGTTGCCGATGGCGCGGACCACGACGATCTCGTCCGCGATTACCTTGAAGCTGGACAGGCAACGGTCGATGTAGTTCTCGACGTTGCCCACAATCATGCACAGGCTCAGTTTATTGTTCATAAAAGAAAACGGCAGCGGTGATTGGTGCCGCTGCCGCCCACTTCCCGGGTTGTGGAAAGCAAACAGGCGGTCCAATCACGCCGCCTGTCTCGTTATGACCTATGCGGTAAACTAGTCAGTGCGACCGACGATGCGCCCGGCATTGGTGATGCCAGCGCTGTATCCGTAGTTGGCCTCGAGCGCGATGTAGCGGTAGCCGGTCGCGTTATCGAAGAAGTCGCGCAGCCCCATGGTGAACCCGGTCTGCGGATCCGACACGGGGCGAGCGTTGAGGTAGGTGTTGCCGGGTTGAGGCTGCAGGTAACGCATCGCAACCGCGACCGCCTGCGGATGGCAGAAGAAGCCGTTGATGGACGCGCCGGACACGAACACCGAGTTCACCTCGTAGAAGTTGAACCCGAGCGCCCGCATCAGCCGCCCCTCGGACAGCACCTGGCTGTCGTTGAACATGTGCGCCTGAACGAAGTTAGTCACCGACAGGAGCGCGTCATACGGCACGCAGTCGATGATCGCAGAGCGCGGTTCGGGCGGGCAGTTGGCCTGGTTCAGCGCCAGCCGAGCCTTGCGCAGCTCGGGCACGTTCAAGGCCGTCGAGGCGACCGTGCTGACGATGCTGAAGTTGGCAGTGGTTACGAGGGTAAAGATGTCCTCGAGCACGGCCTGTGCAAGAGCCCGGCCCTGCTGCCACCCGAACGACTCAAGGGACGCCTCGGAACTGCCCGCAGCGTCCAGGTCGCTCTGGCCGATCAGGACCACCTTGTGCCGGTTGATGGCAACGGTGATTACGGTCTTGCTGCCAGCCGTGCTGACGTAAGAGCCGCCAAACGTGGTGGCCGTGAGCGCAGCAATCAACGGCACAAGCACGTTGTTGCCCTTCTGCACCGGATCCGGCGAGAAGTTGGTCGAGAAAGCGCTCAGCGGCAGAAGCGTCTTCGTGAACGCTTGCAGCGCACTCTGCGCGAAGATCTCATTGTCGAGGTTGGTGTATGTCGCCATAGAATGTACTCCGTGGGGTTGTTATCGGTTATTTACGCGCCCGACGAAGGGCGAGCAGTTCGTTGCGGTGCTTGCGGAAAAAGGCCGTCCGCTCGTTGGAGTCCACGATGGACTCAAGCTGCTCCAGCAGATCCTTGCCGGAAGCGTTCGGGGCGCCAGCCTGAACAGGCGGCACACCCTGGGCAGCGGTGATCTCAATGGCCTTCTTCGATGCCAGCTCCTCAGTGGACACCGCAGCCTTGTTGGCGGCGTCCAGCTTGGCCTGGATCTCGGCGCACTCAGCGGATTTCGCAGCCAAAGCGTCCGACAGTTCCTTGTTTTTCGCCTCGAGGCTAACAACCTTGGCGACCTCGGCTTGCAGCGCCGACAAACTCTCGTTGGTCTTGGCGGCAAACCCCAACAGTTCTTTGATCTGGTCGATCATCTTGTTCCTATGTATAGGGTTAATTTCAGGGCCGCCCTCGAACAGACCGGACGGATTGGCGGCGGGCGAATCCACCAAATCCACGCTGTAAAGCTCTGATGCCCTTGCGTATAGCATCTTGTCGCGCTCTTCAGGAACACCGCTGAAGGCGATACTAAAACCGAACGTCTCAGGCTGTTTTTCAGCCAGCTCGAGAATCACTGGATACATCTCATGTGCCTGGATGAGCTGGAAGTCGGCACGCACACGGTCGCCGTCGATGGTCGGGTTAACCAGTGCGCCGACTATCTTGTCGAATCCACTGTAGTGGTCGGCCTTGACCTTGACGGTTCCCATCTCCTTCATCAGTCCGTAGACCTGGGCGATGGTGGTTTCGTCGGCAAACATTCCATGGCCGCGCACGACGCCAGCCGTAATGACCGACACGCCCATGATCATCCCGGAGTCCCGGTTGACGTTGCCGTTGGCCACCGCAAAAGAGCTAATCCTTGCTTGCTTCATTTTCGTCCTCCGTTTCAGCTTCAGGATCCTCTGATTCTGGATCTTCTGGCATAGCCACACCAGGGACTGCAACGCCCATCTCCTCTGCCTTTTCCTGAAGCCGTTTCTGCTCGAGGAGGTATTGGTCTTGGACTTCCTCCCAATACTTGCCGCGCCGGGCGCAGATGTCCCTCAGCGTGGTAAACTTGGCCTCGTATTCCTGCAGGTCGACATCACTGTCGTATTTCTTGTCAGCGGTGATCTCGGGCGGCAGCTGATATTCCCACTTCCACCAGTCCTTGTTGAACGGCAGCTCGCCGCGCAGGACGGCCACGCTGATCACCCACCCGTGCAGGCGTGCCATCGCCTGCGACACCATCTTCTGCCGCTTTCGTATGACGCGGTTGATCTTCTCGACAACCACGCGCATCGATGCACCGCCAATCTTGGACGGGTCGTGGCTGAAGAAGTATGACCACTCCATACCCTGGAATGCGTCTCGGATAATGGTCTCTTGGTATTGCTGGACGCTGGTGCCTGGCCTGTCGTAGCTGAAAGCCTGCAGCTTGGCGTTCGTCCCAGCCTTGAAATAGCGGTAAAGACCCCCAGCCACCTCTTGCGTGTCCAGTGCGGTTTTGTTGCCGGAAGAATCGAATGTTGCGGCAGTCTTGATAATCCCATCAGCCGGGTCAGCTTCGCCAGCCTCGTTCTCCTCGATCAACGCAACCGCACTGGCGGCCTTCTGTGCGATCAACTCGTAGTGCCTGGACTCTTTGATGTCCTGCCAGTCGAAAACAGCAGTGGCCAGAGCGGAAATGCCACGAACCTGGTCGCACGCCTTTGGCGTAAACGACAGGAACATGTTCGACGCCGGGATGTCCGTGAACGATTCGCCGTCCTCATCGACCACCCGATACGCAATCGGAGCCCGGTAGTCATCGATGATCACGCCATCACAAATCCGCGAACCATCGAACGGACCACCGCGGACAAAAGGCTCTCCGGTCGGGTTGTAGATGCGGTGGCCGGCAATGACCTGGATCCTCGGCACTCCACCCTCACCCCGAGTCATTATGGTCCCAACGTCGCCGTCCCTAAGCTCATGGATCACCAGGTTGTTCCGGTAGTAGTCCATGTCATAGGGCCAACCAGCGATGTCAGCTGTCTTCTCCCAGTTGAGCAGATACTCCTCGGCCTTATCGCCCCACCGCTTACTCTCACCGTAATACTGCGGCTTGAAGTTCTCGGTCGCCAGCATTGCCTGCTCGAGAATGGCTCCAGACACAGCCGGGAAGTTCCAAAAGAGCCAGCGCCCAAGCGTGAGCAGCTGCTTCCGGCCCATCGCGGACACGTTCCGGTGCATGTCCTGGTCGAGCTGCGGGATCCGCGCTCGCTGGGTAGTGGGCGTGGCCCCCTCGATCATCCTGTTCGGAGCAGAATGTCCCGCCCACGGCATCTTGCCGCGCCGATCAATGACCCGGTAGCCGGGGGTTACTTGGACGGGTTCTGTCGGCATATCACTCGTCTGCCGGGGCCTCACCAAACGTGGCAGGAAACACGACTTGGGTTCTGCGGATTGGCCGGGTGCTCGACGTGGGATAGGTGTCCGGGTCCAGCTGGTTCAGCTTGAAAAGCAGCATGGAAATCCGCTCCCGAATGGTCTGCTCCAGCTTGAACTGGAACGAGGAGTCGCCGGCGGACGCCTGGGTAATGGACTTCCCCCGCGCCAACTCCTCCTGGCTGCGACGCAGCTCGGTCTCGAGTTCGACCTGTGTCCAGCCGATAAAATAGTCGACAGCCATCCAATTACATGCTGAATTTCAGACGCTTGTATTGCAAGCGCATTGCTGATACAGTGCAAAAGTGGCTGACAAAACCGTCGTAGTTAAGTGGGACGGCACAAGCGAGGCTGCGGAACTGCCTGTAACAGAGCAGGAAGAGCCAATATCTGTGCCCGATTGGGACGAACTATCTACAGACCAGCGCTTTGCCGTCCTTGCAGATGCATTGCGGTTCGTTTTGGAGTTCTGCTGGACCGCGCCCTACGGCAAAACGGCAGACGTTAAGCGGGCGGCAATGAGGTTCGCTGTTGTGTCGCTAATGCTCGAGCCCGTCGTCGCCAACGGTCACAACCTGTCCTCATTCGCCAGCGTATTCAAAACGAACCCCGAGTTCATGTCCTCCATCGCCCGGGAATGGCGCCGGAAGACCGGGCTTAAGTGGCCGGCAAATCATTGTGGGGCTCGGTATGCGCGGAGTCGGCCTGGTCGACCAAAACGCCGCCCATAATCGCCGCCAAGACGGCCTGCTTTGAGCAGTCTCGCAGGTGGTTGTTCCTCGATGGACACACCCACACCCACCGCATCCTGCCGGTGAACTTGTCCTCCTTCCGCTTCCGATACTCAGACCCTATCTGCCGCTTGAACTCCTCATGGTCCGCAGTCGGTTGCTCGGCAGCCACGCTGAACTGAGACCTCGAGATCATCGCATCCAGCCGCTCGTTCATCACGTCAGAACTGAACCGGATGAGTGTAGCGAACCGCTTCCCGCCCTCTTGAGATCCGGCCTCAGGATCGCCCTTAGTCCGTTCCGAGTAAGACCGCATCACGCGCTTGCCCTTGGCGACCTGGTGCCAGAAGAACGTCGTGTCCTCACCCTTGGTGGCGATCCAGTGCTGGGCCGGCGATCCATGCTCACAGCACAACGCATAGACACCGTGCGGCCCCTTGGCCTCAAACCCTGAATCAATCAGGACGTTGTGGCACCGGAACTCATCCGCCTTGGCCTTCAATGCGGCGCCACCATACAGCTTCCCGAACCACAGCACCGATATGTTGCCCAGCTTGGATATGGAATACACAGCCGCCCAATACAGGCCCTCAGCCTGACGGTCGCAGCACAGGCACCGGATGAACTCGTTGCTGTTGTCGTGGGCGTCAACACGCTTGATCTCGGCGCCACCGTCCAAAGCTGACTTCTCGGATTTGGGCTCGGCCATGTACTTCTGCCAGAACTGAATCGTGGGCTCGACCATGCCCATCCGCAGCGCGTTACGGGCGGACAGATAAAACTCGACCAACTTGTCCCACGGCCAATCGATGGTTCCCGGCCAATGGAATGACCGCTTCGATTTCGGTGCGTTACCGTTAGTAACCGCATACCGCCCGCTACGGTTCCATGCCTGCTTTGTGGACGCCCCGTCTTTGTGCGCGTGTCCACAGTGCGGGCACTCGTAGCGGATCGATGCCAGGCACGCCTCGATATTCCAAAAGCCCTTGTCGTCCTTGTGCTCGTCCCAGCGCAACCCTCGATACGGTTCCTGCTCGCCCCACTTAAACCGTGGCTGGAAGTAGCTTCCGCAACCGACGCACGCCACCTCCCACTCCTCACACGAACCATCCTTGAACCTGCGGTCAAAGTCGTCGTCCTCGACGCCGCCCTGCGAAATCAGCAGCAGCTTGGACAAACCCATCTTGGTAAAGTCGCCAAGCCGACCCTCAGCCTCCACAACGGTGCCCGGCTTATACAGCCACACCTCGTCGCACGACACGTAGCGCAGGCCCTTAGTTTGCAGGTTGCTGATCGACGGGCCAGTGACGAACATAGGCAGCCCGTCTCGAAACCGGATCTCGCTCTTGGTGACTCCGTGCCTGTCCTCGGGAAGCAACGACTGCAACACCGGACTCTTCAGCATCATCATCCGCAGCCGGTCTTGGAAGTGGTCTTTGGCGATGTCGTCAGTCTGCAGAATAGCCATCGCCGGACCCGGGTCGTTCGCCCGCGTCCAGCAGTGCCAGATGTCCGAGATCAACGTGCCGCCACCGCGCACCGGCTTGGCTATGACTACCTGGCGCACGGCGTCGTCCTGCAGCGCGTCGAATATTGGAATGAAGTGCCGACTGGTAGAAGCCTCGAACACGCGCCGAGTCAAACCCGGCGGCATGAAGATGCTCTCCTCAGCCCACTGCCAGATCGGGCGCCGGTCTCGAGGAGCGAACAATCTGTCCCAGGCGTCAGCTAGTTGTTTCCTTTGAAAACTCGTCGGCAAGTCGTTGCCACTCCCGGTTGCGTGCGTCCTCGAACTTTTTGATCACCTGGCGCGCCTCGGCCACTGACAAGCCAGCCAGCTGTGAAGGCCCCTCGTTCTCAAAGCGCTGCCCCTCCGATTTCACACCAGCAGCCACCCTGGACATGACATCGATCACCCACTCGATGTCCACCACCTTGCCCTCGGCCCGGTCGGCCAGGATCTTCTGCCGCCGTGCCTGTTGCCGGCGCAGCTCCTCACCCCAGTTGGACACCTCGCCGTCGCCAGCCTCCTTGTCGGTGAACAACCACGACAACAGATCCTTGATGTCGAACCTCTGGGA